TTTGTCTACGGAGAGTATAACAAGTCGGCCGTCGAGAAGATTATAGAACGCCAGAAACGGAATCTAGCCTTGGGGAAAGCCTCGCCAGTCTTTATTCTTATGGATGACTGTATGTACGACAGGGCCTTTATGAAGGATTCGTGTATTCGTCAGCTTTTTATGAATGGACGCCACTGGAAGATATTCTTCATGATGACGACTCAGTACTGTATGGATATGAACCCAATGATTCGGACAAACGTGGACTATGTCTTTGTACTACGAGACAACGTTCGGCAGAATCGTGAAAATTTGTATAAAGCATTTTTTGGAGTTTTTCCAACATTTGACCAGTTCTGTCAGGTGATGGATGCGTGCACTGAGAACTACGAGTGTCTCGTACTGGACAATACATCCAAGAGTAATGATGTATCGAATTGTGTTTTTTATTACAAGGCGACACTCAGGAAAAACTTCCGGTGCGGATCAGCAGCACTATGGGAGTACCACAAAAAGAACTATAACCCGAAGCACGGTCTGGCTGGATCAAAGCCAGGGCTCACGAGAAAGCCAGGATCCGGGACGGTGACTGTGAAGAAGGTCTAGAGACCGACCCGAAGGGTCGTGATCAAAGGGTCGACGCACTTGGCTCCCTCCCCGCGCTCGTCCCCTTTTCAAATTTTAGAAGACAACCATAAATGGAGCCATTTGATGCGAATAGTTCTACTGACATCTCTTCTGTTATCCCTCAAGGTCTCATAGAGACGCCGCCGAATCTTCCTGAAAAAAACGTTGGTGAATTTCAAATGGCTGAGTTCTCCACTTCGCTCGATGAGATCGTTCCCCCCGGCCCTGGTATGCAGATGCAGAACATGGCCATGGGCTCAGTGCCTCCTCCGAACGCCCAGATGCATCAGCAGGCCCAGTCCGCCCCCCACTCTGGAAAGATCCCCTTCGGTATGACGATCGAGCAGTACATGGCGTGCCTCGCAGGACTGGCCGCCGTCGTCGCAGGATCCAAGCCGGTCCAGGAACGCATAGGATCCTTCTTCCCGAATGTTGAGGAGGGTTCTATGACCTATATGCTCATCACGGCACTCGTGGCGGCTCTGGTTTTCTACGCAGCCCAGAGGTTCCTCTAGACCGAGTCGGGCGCCGTAGGCGGCCGGTCTCGTGATGTCCCGGATCTGAGTCCTTCGGATCTGAGTCCTTCGGACTCGTCTCAGGCCCTAATATCCTCCCCGCAGTAAGGGCCTACGTTGCCCACCGTATACAGCCCGTGTTCTGAGCAGTACTTTTTAAAATCTTTAAAGTTTTTCCAAAAGTTCGACGAGTGCTCGTATTCCGATACGGACGAGTGACACAGCTCGTGAATAAGCACGTGCATCGCTGTATTGACCCTCTTTTCTGGGTCAATACTCGGATCCATATCCATACATATATAAATCTCATACCCCTTGTTGACGTTGAATCCTATCGCCCCCTTGGACTTGTTCCATCCGTTCATGGCTGTCAGAATCACGCGATTCTTGATGGGTTCCCAGCGCGGATCGAGGGTGCGATCGTTGTGAAGGATCCAGAGGAGTTTATCGTATCGACCTTTCAGCTGAGTTAAGAGGGGCGGCTGATCATTAAGGGCCATGACTGCAATCAGGAGTCCGAGCAACAGGACGGCGACAGCCCCCTTCATCTACTATATCTTGCGAAAAGAAAATTTAGTGTACAAATCCGAAATGAGACCGTTGGGCCTGGGGATCATCGGCTCCCACATGATCACCTCAAACCCAAGCCTCTCTATAAACTCGGGCCCATCGAGCATAGGCTCTTCACGCGGTCCTTCTGCATAGAACGGGCCATCGGCCAAGTTGACCCAGAGCCTATTCTCCCGTATCTCAAGGGTGTTTCCCAGGCGGTCCATCCATGGCTGGCCGTTTGTAAGCATCTCGGCCCTGGCCTTTTCAGGGACTATGCCTATGAGAAGGCCTCCAGGGGCCAGGACCCGCCTGATAGCCTCTAGGGACTCTTCGTACGAGTCAACTATATAGTGAAGTGAAAAGTTGTAACACAGGATGTCGAAAGATCCATCGACGGTACGGATATCTCCAGGGGGCAAGAAGCGGACTTGACTCCGTGATTCGGCGGCTCTCTGACGAGCCTCCTGCATAGACGCCTCATCAGGATCAATTGCTACGACTTCTGCCTGTTTGAGCATCTTCCACTTGTGGAGATCGCCTCCTCGACCGCATCCACAGTCAAGGACACGGGATCCAGGCCAAACGTAGTTTCCTATGACTTCTCTTTTACAGTTGTTATGCAGTTGGCGCATCTGCTGCGCCATTTTACTTAAAAAATAAGAGTCCTTTACTTTTAAATGGGTTCTCTCGAGCCAGACTACCTGACGATCCCCGGACAGCTCTTTGCCTGCATCTCCTTCGTAGGCCCTGATCAGCCCCAGAAGAATGACCTTCTTGGAATGAAGATTCGCGGGTGCTTCTCAACCCGTGATGAGGCGGCCAGCCACGCCAAGCGTCTCCAGAAGGAGGATGGGCTCGTGGACATCTATGTCGTCGATATGTACAAGTGGCTTCTGATCCCGCCGAACCGGGACCAGATTGAGAATGTTCACTATGCCAACGATAAGCTCGAGGAGATCATGGTCAAGTACCGCGAGAACCAGTCTCAGGCCGCCTCGATGTTTGAGAAGCGCAAGCGTGACATGATGGCCAAGCCTCTGGACGGTCCCTTTCCCTATGCAGACCCGTCGGACGAGAACTCGATTTACTACAACCGCCCAGATGTGCCCCCAATTCCCCACCCCTCTGATATTTTCGACAAGCTCAAGGTGGAGTTCCCAGAGAAGGACGAGGAGGTTCTGCGTCGTATGGCGGCCGCCGAGGTCAGCCTCGAGATTGCCAAGCGCAAGAAGGAGGATGATGAGCGCCGGATCGCTGGAGCCGAGAACCCTGCACTCCAGTCTCAGAATACCAAGGATGGCGATCCGGTTGTTCCTATTGCGGAAATTTCGATGCCCATTTAAATTATATGTAAATTGTAGATGTGGCTCGCCCTCGTAAGCCTCCTTATAGTCGCGTGGCTCCTCTCAACGGCCTATGGGCTCTTGCCTATGCTCAAGCCTCCCGCATGGGACAACCCATTTGCCCAGACACCATATTACGACTATGATTATATGAAAAATGTAACAGACTCGACACGGCGCGAAAGCGCATGGGTCGGCTTCCTTCAGGAGGATGTCTACAAAAACAGGACTGGACCAATCGGAGAATTCGTGGGGAACGACTCTCCGAGTGATAAAGCACCACTCTATTTGATAACGGAAGCATATGATTCTGCTCCTAGTGCAGATGTCTCGAAGCAAGTCCGTATATTTTCAACATACAAACCACTTGGCGAATAGATGCGCACTTTATTACTTTCCGTGAATGACCATAGGTCTCATCGTCATAAGGACTCCCATGACGATTACTCCTATCGCGATACCTATGAGTATCTTATTATCGAAAAAATTACTGCTTCTTTCCTCGAACTGGAACCTTGGCCGCCACTGCTCTTGCGGTTTTGGCTCCGGCGGGGGTTCCGGTTCCAGCCACTGCGGGGTGTACTCCACTGGGGGCGTCTGAATCGGATCCGGATCCATTATCATCCTCGTCACTCTCGTCTCTATCTGGTACAACAAAGCCATCAAGGTCCGTGTCATCATCATCCTCTAGCTCAGAATCGCTGTACTCGATCCCAGAACCAACCTCTGACTCTTCCTCATCATAGTCATCTGAACCGTAATCATCCTCGACCTGCTCAACAGGCTCGTAGCGAACTGGCGGGCGGACAGAACGTCCGTAACGCGTGCGTAGTTCAGGCGCGTTTATGGCCTCCGAGGGCGTCGATAGTGGGACTTCTTCCGATGGGGTTGACATCTATGGTAAACATGGGCTTTGAATCGTTTAAGTAAAGCGTTTGCGGTTGATCTGGGATGACTTCATTCAAGTATTTTGGCCTAAATACTGTCCCATTCGTCACTGCACGCTGATTCAACAGGACCTCACCTTCATAGCCTAGGCGGTCCGCTATCTCGTTCACCTCATCTGTAAAATTAGTATTCATAAGACCTATATTTCTTGCGTGTTCCACGGCTCTGTAGAGGGCGGGGGCTTGGCCCGATGCGTCAAACTCACGGAGACTCGTCAGGAACGACATCCATTCGTTCGGATCTAGGCCCGAGTACGGGTGGAGTTTCTTTTCGAATTCCTGAAAGCGTCCCGCGCCAGGTCGGGGGCAGAAGATCCACAAGACGAGAACTAGAAGGAGGATCCATACGAACAGGTTCATTACTAATAGATGGCGGGAGAAAATGCTCACGTCCGGAAAACTCGATACACTCTTCGTTGAGGCATTTTTGGACGATGTTTCCCCCATTGATGTAGAACCATACGTGGTTTGACTTGTGCTCTCCCTGGATTCTCTCGCACCACTTGGAATCAGTCTCGACGTAAAACCCTTTGCCCTCTCCGTTCTTTGTCCTGCGTACAGCCCTGACCCTGGCTCTTTCCTGACCTGAAATATTGTTCTGAATAAACTGTTCAATACGCGAAGGATCTGTGGATGTACTCTTCACAGTCTTGGGCTCGCCGCCCGTCGTGCGTACGGAAAAGAGCTTCAGGGCATCGAGGCACGGCGCGGCGTTCAGAGCCTTTCCGTCTGGTACGGACCTCCACGGGACATAGGCCCCCGGTGCTCCCTTCTTCAGGGACCAGAGACAGCGAAGGCCCGTGCCGCCAGAACGATACACACTGGCATCAATCGTCTCGGGCCAATGATCCCCCTCGAGTTCCATGAGGATCTGGGTCCGCAGGGACAAAGCTTCACTCTTGGTGACTACCAGGTCAGGCCAGTGGATATGAATTCCAGACTTGACAAGACCCTTCTCTGATCGGGCAGGCGCGCGAGCAATGAGACACCGTCCTCCCTCTCCCACAGACTCGTAAATCTGATGACATAGGATGAGAATCTCGTCGTCCGAGAGGGCCGACTCGGCCCTATAGTCAATATCAACAAAAAACCGGAACTGTTCAGTTTTTTGTTCGACGACATAGAGTCTCTGACCACACGCGAGATCAGAAAGGTAGGCTCTCCAAAAGTCCATCATGTCCTTGTCTGGAACATAGAGCTGGCCACCATTCATCAACACGTGGGTCGGAGCTTCATTACCTTTGCGATTCCATTTCAGAATTTGCATCTTGATATTAGAGAGTCTAAAGTCTCTAAGACCGGTCCCAACCGAAAAAAGTCTCAAACGCCCCACGACTCTTTGGAACCGGGACAGTCTCTGGCTCTGGGACGGGCTCAGCCTTGGCCGTCTCGCGCTTCTCCTCTTCAACCTCAATAAAGTGATAGATTTGCTGAATAGAATACTTTAGAAAGTCTGAGGGCGGCGTAGAGTCATCACCACGAAGATTCAAAAGGCGGACAATGAGCTGGTCCTTCTTTTGAGTCATTTATTTTAAACTCTTTTTTAATTTTTAACCCATCACATTTCCAAAAGTTCCCTTGAAGCCATCGAACATGTTGGTTTGAGTCCCGTAAAAGAATATTCCAAACATCATACCAGGATAAGTCCCTTGAAAAGTCCCTACAAACGACTCGAAGCCATAGAGGCCCGCTGCTGAATAAATTACATAAGTAATAAAAATCAAAGTAAATAATTGAATAAAAGCCATGAAGAAACGGATGCGTTTTCCAGAAAACATCTTGGCTCGAAGAATATTTCCAAATATGAGATCCACAGTCACGCCAAGTGTTAGACCGAGCAGGGCGAGGATAATCATGGCCCAAATTTCCCTCTTGGGATTGTGATCCCCCATATTTCCCAGTTTGTTTCCACGCCCAAGACCGACCCTATTTGGCGGAAACATTTCAGCCCACTTTGGAGGGGTCAGAATTCCCTTTATTTTATTCAGAGTCCCGGGGGCCTGCGGCGGGACTGGTGCCTGCATCTATTAAGGGCGTATAAAAAAAGGCTGTTTCTCTGGCTTGGAGAGGAACTTTTGAAACTGGGGATTCCTGAGGACATGCGTGCGTATCATATCCCAGAGGTCCCGGCGTCCCGTGATTCCTTCGAGTGTATCAAACTCGCACGAATCATTCTCGTCATAGTTCTTCCGGAAAGGAACTTGACGGCCATCCATCTTGGCCTTTTCTTCATTAAACTTTGTAACAATTTGACTTTGCTCGATATCGGACATTTGGACGTCGAACACATATACATGATATATATTGTTCACGCCATCCGTATCTTTGAAGGAAAAACTGAAATAGGAATAGGTTCCCTTTTTCAGATTTATGATCCCACGAGTCTCCTCTTCGAGTTCGCGAACTGCACATCGGAGAGGGTTGAAGATTTCACGGCGGCGGCACCCGCCCGTGACAAATGTCCATTCTTTGTATCTTCGGTCGTGGACCAGGAGGAACTTGGCCGGGCCGGGCCCTTGGCCGCTACTCACGGGGATGGCGATACTCTTATGTCTTTCGTGCGGAAGGTCGTTCCGCCTCGGTGATGGATCCATCACGCTCTACTACTGGGCTGTCAAAATAATTGGCCAGGTTACGCGTACCAGGATCGTAACTAATCAAAAACACGAGACTCAAAAGGAGGATCCAGGGCCAGAGCTGCATTACTATATTTAGGTAGAAAAAATCCGCCTACGAAGCGTATAATACGCTCCCCATTCCCTTCTGGAGGCGGAGGACGTTATAGTTGACTGCGTAGATGTAGGCGGTTCCCTTCTGAGTTGAGCTCACTGGCCCCACTCCCGAAGTTCCAGGGGACCCGTAGGCTTGGTAATTCACAAGGCCCTGTAGGCCGTTCGCCAGGCCGTTGGGGACAACCAGGCGGTACGTGTCGAGCCGAGAGAAGTTGAGTGTCCCGGTCGGCTGAAGCTTGGAAGTGTCTAGACAGTAAGGAATGAGAAGCAGGGGAGTCTCGGCTCCGTTTGCGTCATATCCCCAAGGAGTGTGGTAGTACTGGTTCGCATCGGTCCACAGCGGAAGTGGCCGGGACTCGCCGACATCCACACCGTTGATCTGAACCTTGAGAGCGTAGTTGGCCGCCGTTACGGATCCAGAACCAAAGTTCGATGTTCCGTCAATAGGACTGTACTGGCTACCATACTGAACACATTGGAAGGCTAGGAACTTGACTGGCTGAGCCAAAGCGAGCTCCTGCACGGCATTGGTGCCGATGGGAACCCGCTGAACCTGAGTAATCAGGAGGTCGTGAGTCGCCTGGGCAAAGTACTCGCGCTCGGCCTGGTCGAGGTAGATAAAGTTGCACCAGCACTGATAGTTGAGAGCTGCGTAAGTGGTGCCCGCGTTAGGAGACTGAAGAGCAGGGGAAAGGAGGTTATTGAGAGTACCGGCCCACGTGATGCGAATCTCCACATCATGGTACTGGAGAGCCACGAGGGGCAGGCTCACGGACCAATCCTTGCAGAAGAAAAACTTGAAGGGATAAAATGAAGAATTCTTATTGGTGGGTTTTGTAATATTGTCCGGACTGCCAGTGGTATTCAAGTAACGCTGGGACCAGTTCGATGCACCCACGACTGGCTCGACATCCAGGTCGTAATTCGCATCGTGAAGATCGACAACCTGGCCGCCGATGAGGAGCTCGATGCGATCAATGATCTGCATCCAATTGATGTTAGGGATCTGAGCTCCGTTCGGGTCACGGGCCGTCAGGTACATGTAGGACAGGAGGTCGCCCTTCTTCTCGATACGGATCGTAGAGATGGACCCTGGGAAGGGAATGCCCTGAATGGTCTGGCGCTCTGGGGCTGCCGCATAGTGAGTGTATCGCTTGTAGTTGGAACGGAAGAAGGAAATTTCAGGCTTGCCCGAAAGCCAAGTATCCTGGGCACCGGTAGCGACGAGCTGGACAATACCTCCACTCATTTATTAAGTACATCTAGTTTTTTCACACAGTCGCCCACGCGGGAATGGCCAACGGGTTATTGACCACCTGGTTCCGGGCAATGTTGAGGTTCGCCTGAGAAGCCAGGGGGTTCGGCTCGGACTTGTTGTTGTTGAGGCTCCAGTTTTCTGCGGGCTTGTACGGTCCACCGCCGCCTGCGGCATGGAGAGACATGGGTCCTGGGCGCAGAGGAATGGACTCTGCGCGAGCACGAGAAGCGGATCCGTTCGCATACTGAGGATCGGCCCGAACATTCATACGGCCTCCGTTTGCCGCCCTGTCTGGATTGACGCGGTTTCCGGTCGAGTGAGGAAGAGAAGAATCGGTCAGTTGATTGTTGTACGCCTGATACACACTGGCATACTGGCCAGGACCCATCTCGAGGCCATCGCCCGACCGCATCCCCGTCTCCTGGCGAATCGTCGTCTTCCGAGTCTTGATCTGGTCTGGGCGGCCCTCTGGAGCCCGGATAGCGCCCTGGCCCTGGCCGCTGTTCTGAGCCGGAGGACGGGTCCAGGTCTTGGTCACCTTGGCCTGGTGGCTCATCTGACCGTTGATAAGGCCCTTTCCGGCAAACTCGACACCGCCGCCCTTCACGAAGTAGTTGGCGGGACCTTCACCGCCTGGAAGAGTCACGAGCTTCTCCTCATTCACGTTGTTCGGAAGAGCACGGAAGAACTGCTGGAACCCGCCGATGGCAGGGACGTTGGGTCCCACGCCCAGACCCGGTCCCACGTGGACCCTCTCCACGGGCTGCAAATTATTCATCTTGTTCGTGACATTCTCGCGGTCATAGAGGTCATAGACGGGCTGGCCGTGTGGGTACCTATTTGCGATGGGAGACCAGTCCTGAAGAGAAGGAATTGCCTCCTTGGGAGCAAGGTAGTCGTCACCGATGCGCCGACCGAACGAAGGGTTAATCGGACGAAGACCGAAAGCGTCCGCGCGCATACCGGGGGCTCCGCCAGACGCCAAATCCGTGTCGAGACGAGTCACTTGGTGAGGGGTTTTCACAGGTACAGTGGTTGCAGGAGGAGGATCAGACTGGCTGAATCTCTGACCCGCAAACACAAGACCGACAACTGCTGCTAGAGCCAATGGGTCCATATTACTTTTAACCTACATATTTAACTTGGCCTGGGCCAGACATTGCGGCCCACCGGGTCGGGCGAAGATTAAGGTACGGAACGACCGACGGGTTGCGCTGGTTGAACCGGCTGTTCTGATCGTTACTGTACGTGCTGATGGGATCAAACAGACGGACTGGAAAGGGATCGTTCCCGATATATAGGTTCGGGAAGTCGTACGGAGTCTCGGCGTACTGATTCTTCCAGGTGCTGGTGGACTGCGACCGCAGGCGGTCATCCTGCCTGACCACATCCTCGAGCATAATTTGGGCTGGCCCTTGCCAGATTCGGGGCTGGAGCATCAGGCGATCCGTAATAAGGTTGCGTCCCATTACTGTTTGTGGAGGTTTTATTTTTCGAATGGAGGCCGTAGGCCTCTATTCATAGACCTTTTCAGGGATTCCGATCCGAGTCCTTCGGACTCGTCTCTAGCGCCCGTTCCCTGCGCGCATCTGCGGCCGTTCTGGGAAGTGGAAGCGATCGCTGTCGACATCAGCCACGCCCGAGCCATCCTTGGAGAATGGAGAAAACTTGGCCCCAAAGGCACCCTCGGCGAATGCGTTCTGGTCGTTGGGTATGGTTGTGCTAGCAGGGGTGTAAAAGTTTCGCTGGGCCTCCTTCTTATTCTCGAAAGGGTGGATAAAGTCCCAGACGACGCTGGTTTCCTTCTCGACGCTCGCGGCCCATGCCGCTGGGGGGCGGTCAGGGTTGTCTACATAGTCAGTCAATAACACATTTCCCATGGGATTGTCGATCGTCGGCATAGTCACAGAGTCGCGGGCCCAATAGGGTGCCCGGCCTTCGCTTTGTGTCGGGCGGACCTGTCCGTCTGGAATCTGATTATTTGTATACAAAAAGTAAAGTACGGCAAGGACAAGGATTCCAAGGGCTAAAATACGGGCGTCCCGCTTGATGAGGTACAGGACACTCATCGCGTACACGACTAAACGCGTTGTCGCCGCGACTCGATCCCTGGCCGACTGAAAAGATGTTGGCCAAAATTCAAGAAGTTTGTCCTTCCGGAATATCTCACGAGGATCCATCTACTATTTACTTCTTACTTTTTTTCTGGCGAGAGCCGCCGGTGACACGACGCTGAGGCTGGGGAGCCGCCATCATTCCCGGGAACCCACCACCGCCCATCATTCCAGAGAGAAGACCACTCAGGGCAGAAGGGTCAAAAGCGCCACTCTCGGCGCACTTCTTGGCCGCAGCCTCGATGGCACTGAGAGTCTCGGGAGGGAACATGGAAAGGGTCATACCAATCATATACATACCATTCAGGTGGTTCCAGATGGCCTGCTTGGTCTGGTCGGACGCACCGGACCAGACGGGCGCAAAAGCCATCTGCTTGATGAAGGCTGGGTCACGGGCAGTAATACCCTTGGCATCAAGCTTCATAAAGGACTCGAGGGGACCCCGAGATGACGCCTCACGAGACGCCACAAACTCAGCCTTGAAAGTCTTCACGGACTCGTCGTCCGGAAAGGCACCCTCGAGGTCGCCAATAAAGTCGGAATATAGCTCGTTGAAAGCATCTAGGGAACTCATTTAATAAAGGGTTTGCTTTACTTTTAACTAAATGAGCGCAGGAGCACTTGATACAGAAACAAATGAATATGTTCTCCCTCGTGATGCCCTGAAGGAAAGGAGGTATCACTGCGTGGACTGTGGAGACCGCGTCATACCCAGGCAGGGAGACGTCCGTGTACACCACTTTGCCCATCATGTAAAAAATAATTGTACATATTTTGAACACCCTAACGAAAGTCAGGTACACAAGGACGCCAAGTATCGCCTGGCCGAAATGTTAAAACAAAAGAAAAAAATAAAAATTTCAAGATTTTGTAAAGTCAATAATTG